TTCCATGCTCCCTTGATATTGTGTGGCATCTCCAACTTTTCGCAGGTTTTCCCTCAGTTTGTCAATATTCGTTATTAAAGGAGCTATGGCTGCAACGCTCTCTCTGCCAAATAAATCCGTTAAAATGGCCGTCCGTTTATATTCGGGAATCTTACCCAAGGCTTCGATAACGCTCAAAATAGCCCCGCTGGCATCTTCTTGCATGGCCTTTGCCAATTTGGTCGCTGATAGTCCTAGAGATTTGAATGCTTTCTTCTGTCTATCCGTTGCGCTTGCCCCTGAATTAAGACGCAAAATCAAGTTTTTAATGCCAGTCGCTGCAACCTCTTCTTGGATGCCAACGCTACCTATTGTCGCCCCAAGAGCGACAATCTCTCTTGCAGCCACTCCACCTATTTCACCTAGAGGCCCAATTTTAGTAACTATATCTGAGATTTTTGGCGCAGAAGCAGCTGTTGTGTTGCCCAGATAGTTTATTTGATCAGCAAGCTCAACTACTTGCTTTTGGCTCATCTTAAAGGCCGTACGCCACTGGGCCATCATCTGCCCAGCCTGCTCCGCGGTAATATCGAAAGCAACGCCCATTTTTGCAGCGCTCTCGGCAAAAGCAAGTAATTCATTTCTCGCAATACCCGCCTGGCCTGCGGCTGCAACGATATCAGCCAAATCGCGAGCTGTCATAGGTATCCGCCGGGTAAGAGATAAAATGTCTTCTCCCATTTCCTTGAACTGCTGCGGCGTTTCAAAGTCGACAACTTTACGGACATCAGCCATCGCCGACTCAAAATTCATCGCAGCAACGACCGGACCTGCAAGGGCAGCAGTCATAAGGGCAGTCGATCGCAATAATTTACCCCTGGCTGCAGATGCCTTCTCTTCCATGCTTTTCTGAAAGTTGACAGCTTTGGCAAGGCCTTCCTGGGCTGCCTTGGCCTTTTCAAGCTCGGCTGTAAGCTTTGTGTAGGAAGCGGCATACTCTTCGGCAGATATTTTGCCTTGCTTATGGGCTTCTTCAAGCTCCTTAAGGCTTTTCTTGACACCTGTGATTTTATCCTGGTGTTTCTGAAGGATTGAAGCGGCAGACATGAAAGATTGGCTGAATGTAGATTCAAGTTTGCCTGCAATTTTTACAGCTATTTCATAGGTAGTTGCCATTCCTGCCGCCACCTCTCTTCACAACTTTCGCAACCTTTTCGGCCCATGCTGCCAATTCGTTTAATGGCATTGAAATCCAGAAGCTTACAGGCGTATAAGTAGCCATAGATAGAGATACGGATATCTCCATAATCGCTCCGGTTTCCAGGCCGTTTACAGCAAAAAATTTTGTACAGCCAAAGTAATTGCCGTGAAATCCTTTGCAGAAAGTTTCATTATGTCATCTACATTAAATCCTGAAGCTTTAGCTGCAACTACAGCCAAATATTGTTTGGAAAGTTCCGGCACAAGGGCGTTGTCGCCCAGCAATCCAGATTCTCGAGATGCTGAAATTAAATCGGCGCCGGTAAGCTTATCAAAATCAAGCTCTATCTCCTTCATCTCGACGCCGTTTATCGTTATCGGTCTGTTAAGCTTTATCTTCATCTGACAGCACCTCAATCGAGGCCAAGCGCTGCTCGTACCTGCGCAAGATAGTCAATGCCGTTAATTTTACAGATGTAGTTGAGCTTATCTATCTCCACCATGGTCGCGCCATCAATGTCTACCTTAATGTAAAGCACCTCAAACTGGTTAGATGCTCCTGCATTAACGCCTACATCCAAATTGCCAAGGTTCACCGACGTCTTCGGTACGGCACGTAAGACTACCCTAACGGGACGCACCAAATATTCGCCTAATCCTGCGTCATAGACCTGATTTGCTCCGCGTAGGTCAAGATTATGTGCCTTTTGTGCGGCAAGACTGAGCGTAGGTTTTTCTACAGTCCTCCAGTTAAGCGTACATGTCATGCTTCCGAAATGCCCAAGTGTAGGGCTGTCTATCTCTCCCGCTATGCCGGCACCCTTCACGGTCTCGGTCATGGCCTCGATGCTTGGCAGTTCGGCATCAGCCACGCCGATAAGATCGTTGCCGTCCAGGTACACCCTAAAATTTATGAGCTTTTCGGGTACTTGATTTGCCATTTATTCCACCCTCCTTACGCTGCGAACAGCGTTTCGAGATACTGCGGATCGTATTCGACGATGAAGTCAATCTCGCGTGCAGGTGCCGGAGGCGTTACATACACATGGAAGCGAATGATGCCGTCTATTAGATCGGTCGTTGGGTTTTCGTCGCGATTAAACTCGACCCTTCCCCCAAGGATGAACTGTCTGGCAGCAAGACCGTTGAGCCAGATATTTGCCGAATCCACTATCGTCTCCACAAGTCTCCTCGTGATCGGATAGTCAACTTTCTGCCAGAATGTGAGCACGAGGGTGTTGCCTATCCAGTCAAACATCCTCCGAATAGGGATGAAAGTATCTTTAACATCGGTCATGCTGGGATATGCTCCGGTCCTGTTGCCCCAGGCTCTCCAACCGCCTATGAAGTTAAGCGCAGTGACTACACCCTGCCCGTTCAGGTATGCTGCCTGCTCCGGGCCAAGGGCAACTTCTTTCCCGTTAGCAACTGCACCATTGGCCTGGATTGACTTATTTGACGGGCTTACGTAGGGCACGTCATCGTTTTGCGAATCTACCTTGCACATTACCCCGGCCAGTTGCGTGGAAAGATGAAACTCTTTAGTCCCAAGCTTTATCTTTGGCCAGCAGACAACCTGCCGCTCATAGATAAAATTGTTCTGATTCTTCCACTCTGAGACGTCTGAGTATTTTTTAACAGTATCGGCAGGCACATCCACCAGCGCGATACACTTGAAATGGGCATTTATATTGGATGCCTTCGCCACCATCACTGCCGCCACTTCGGGATCATCGGACCAGCCGGGGGCAAGGATCATGCCAGGTACAAGGCCAAATTTTGGGAAGACTTTGTCGACCAGCTCGAGGCCTTCATAGTCCCCGGTAGTGGCATCCACGCCTCCAATTATGTCATCAGCCTCGACAAGAGAAGGATCAAGATAATCATAAGTTACCTTTATCCCCGAAGCTTCTCCGATACCACCGCCTGAAAGGCGCGTTATGACCGCGTATCCGTCTTCATCGAACCCGATAGCATAATCCGTGCCCAAAACATACGTCTCTGGCTCTGTTGCAGTTGATTTGACAACTACCGTATTCAGCAAAACTCCCTTATTTTGCAATTTGACAGCCTGGACAGTAGCCGAAAATGTGTAACTCTCATCAGTTTTACTCGTTTTATGTGTAGCCGGGTCCAAAACATTGACTAAAACCACCGGAGATACATTAAAAAGAGCAAAATGAGAGTATATGAACTCGCATAAAGTATAGTTAGCCCAGTCATCGCTATATCCAAAAGCCTCAACCGCTTCCTGATAGGTATAGCAAAGCACCGGCTTGTTTACATTGGCTGGATCTGCTAGGTTTATGGGAGCAGTCCCTATTACAAAAGGTAATCCCGCCGTTGTCCTTGCCGGCGGGATTATCGAAGTTGGCACTTCTGAAACATATACGCCATGTCTATATGCCATCTATCACACACCACCTTTTGAGATAAATTTCATGACTTTCTCGTAAGCTATTTGTTCAGGCGTTCCTTTAATATCTATTGCTCTATTTGCTCTTGTTAGTTCTGCCACCGGGACAAACAGCATCTTTATTTCTGGGCATTTATCTATCAGCTCGTTCAAATATTCAGGGATGCCATCTTTAAAAATTCTGTATTTAGACAGCATTCCACCAGGGATGTTTGGGCCGCAATAGATCACTTTATCTTTTGTTTTAAGCGAATATTTGATCTTTTTATTTAAAGAATTCGCCATCCAGCATCACCTCCTTGTCATATATTTCCTCAAGCGGACGTGCTATTATCCAATTCGTAGTCATTTCGCCTACCCACTGCGGATACGGCTGCACCTCCGGCATCTCAAACCAGCAGGGGTATTCCACCCTATATCTTTTGGCAATCACTCTCTTCTTGAAGAGGTCTATCCAGACCCTCGTCGCTATATTTGCCACATCGCGCCATCCGTCTTGTGAATCATGAGAGTATGTGCCGATAACCAGTTTGACGATTGCCTGAGCATAATCACGACCGGTACCTCCGCCCTTTTCGCTTATATCCTCAAAAGAAATAAGCCTGACTATCACGAAGGGGAAATCCTCTTCTTGCAGTTCAGGCTTCTTGGGATTTTTATGAGGCAAGAATCCGGCAATAATTTGCGGAGGCCTTATGTCGTCTTTTTGGGTTTTCAGCTGTAAATCTTTGACGCTGACACTCAAAAATTCACAGATAGCGTCAATTAAATCAACCGGGCTCATTTGCCATACCCCTTTAACAATCTCGTAATTTCGTGCTCTAACCTTTCGTCCAGCACCTCGACCGCCCGCTCTTCGATTTTGCCCATTACTTCTTTGTTCCCGATCATGTGCGGTACTGACGGGCCAAAAAGCTCCTTTATCGGCAGCCTTTTTGATGTTTTCCTCATATATGCACCGATATGGCCCGAAGGCATGCGGGCAACAAAAGCATGCCGCAATGTACCACCTGCGCTGCCTTTTCTAACTTGAGCACGCAATGGACGAGTTTGCGGCGGACTGGCAGGCGATATGCGAAATTTGGATAGCGGGATGACCCTGCCGGATGCCCGAAGCGTTGCTATTGGACCCGACGTGGAAGCCTTCTCGATGGACATGGGCGAGCGAACATCTTGTGCTTTGATGATATACTGGGCGCGCACCTGTTTGACGGCTTCCGTCCTCGCAGCAGAAGCTGCCCTGTTTATCGCAGAAGATACAGCCCTATTTGCGCCTTTGGGAACACTTGCCAAAACCGTCTTTACGCGCTCAAGCTGTTTGTCGTCAATCTCTATCATGATTCCGCAGCCTCCAGAGTAATACGAAAGATCCCCATGTCATCGGCACACTCTTTGACTGTATATATATTGCCGTCAAGCCTCATAATTTGGCCGTAAACAGGACGATAATTCAGATCAGACTCTTTTACGTAAAGTGCTATTTCGCCGCGGTATACGCCATCGTACATTTCTGTTTTGTCATTGCTGTATATTTTGAGAATGTCACTGTCGATCAGAGCTTTTATCATTTGTCCGTCTATATCGTGCAGATCTGCAAATTCGTCGGTATTTAAGAACACATGAACGTCACGATGGATATAATCCCGCAGCTTCATTTAATCCACCGCCTTCTTCTTTCTGCATTTTGATTTTTGTGTTATATTTTGCCCCTCAAGTGACTCGCAAATGTTTTTTTCTTCCTCTGGCATAATTTTTTCTTCTTCCGCATACTTTTCGATTGTGCCGTTAGATGCTGCAACAAGGCGGTCTTCTTCCTCCTCCGAAAGGCCATAAAGAATGGACCCGCCTGGAAGGCCGGGTCCATATCTTATTCCTTTATATCTCACGCCGAAGCGTTTTATTTTGATGGCCAATAAAATCACCTACTTCACTTTTAAGACATACCAGGAATCTACATCCTCCGGCTTGGGAAGCGGACGGGAAGCTATGCGAATCATCTTCATGTCGTTATTTGTGTCGTTCCATACCTTAGGAATTCTGGTGCCTTCATAGGTATGGAATTGGCCGTCGTCCTCAAGCTGCGTAACGGCTCCATACAGCCTGGAACCTAAACCGGTCCTGGCCATGATGAGATGGCCATCCGGCATCATAGGCGTTTCCACGCCATCGTCATCGATGAACCATTCGTCGTATGTGTATATCTCAAGGCCAAGGCTCGCTAGAGTCCCGACATAGGTAACGCCGTCCATCCTTACGCGAGGCTGCATCTGCCCGAAAGAAAAGTTACGTATGTCGAACAGCTTTTGAATCGACTCGTCGTTAAGAAACAGCTCGACCACATCGTTTGCCATTATGACTACGTCGGGATTAACCCCTGCCTTTTTGATTATCTCAAGCCTGATGTCCTTCAGATCACTGTACTTTTTCCCTGGCGTGTTATCGTCGGCCCATACTTCAGTACTGGTTAAGGTCTCTTTATTTGTAAAATTGAAATCTATGGTGTCTTCCACATAGTCCTGGCCTATCTTATCTACCCATCCCTTTATGGTTACGGTGCCTTCAAGGAGAAGCTGTCTGCACATCCACTCCTCGCGTCTGACTATCATCTCGTCAAGCTCTGCCAGATCCTGTGCCAAGAGTTCCTGAGCTCTTTGTTCCGGGGTGCGGGTGCTGTATATGTCTTCTCCCATCAGCCGGTTGGCCAAGTCATCTATGGTCAGCAGGCGTTGAGGGGCGATATAGGGCGTAGTGTAGGTATCCGTCTTAAAGCCTACCCTATCCACCGTGATGCCGCCGCGTCTGCGGGCAACGAAAGGCGCCATCGCTCGCTTTCCCTTCTTGAAATCTACATCCACCTTCTCCGTCACAAAGGTCTGGACATTGGAGAAAAATGTATCTCTAAAGAAAGTCCTCACAGGCAACATCAAATTAATTGCCTGCATCATGGTCCTGGTTTCATAAATATTGGGTATCCCTGCCATTATCTTTACCTCCTTCTTTCGGCCTAAAGTTATACTTCAATCGGCTTTGCGTTTTCGCTCAAGAATATCCCGAGCGTCCGCAAGGTTTGCTCGTGCATCTCCGCAGTATCGCTGCCGCCGAACACGAGCGCCTGTCTGTTGAAGTGCCCGGTCCTGTATGCAACGGCCGTAACATCACCGGCCGTGGTATCTACGTCATCGGCAAGGATGCAGTCGGCAACCTCGCTGCCGTCGGTGTTCGCAGAGTTGACGGCTTTATATTTGCCGCTTGCCGCTATTACCGGGATAACGAAGGTGTCGCCAAGTGCGAAACCGTTGGTTCCTTCTGTGATAGTGAAGCTAATCGGTCCGCTATAGGCAGTATCGGCGACTGCATCATCCAAACGGATCCCTTCCGGGTCAATGGCCTTAAAAACTGCCTTAACGCCCGAACCGGTAGCAGTAGTACATATCAGTTTATATGTGCCTAACTTAACCCCCTTGCCAAGAACGACGCTGCTTATCGACCCTTTGGCATCACCCGGCTTTGTGAGGGTACCAATTGTCTTGGTTATCTTCCCAAGCACCGTTCCCCTTTTTAGTTCGCCCTGGCCTGCCTCAAGCGTTACACCTTTGACCAGCACAGGTATTTCGTGCCCTGCAAAGAGATTGTCGGGGGTAAAAGAATCGAGATTTTGAACCAAATTAGCCATTATCTTGCCCTCCTTTTGTTTGCAAATTCGGCTATTGCCTTAGCAATGGCCTCTTTTTCGTTTTTATCGCCTTCCTGCGGTTGCGGCGCTATGGCTTTGGCCTGAGCAAGGTTATCCGTCAGGTCTTTCATGTATTCTCTGCCCATCTGCTGCTCCAACTTAACCGCCTCAAATGCAAGCTGCTCGGCAGTCATGGCCTTTTCATACTTTGCCGACACCACAAGATTGTCCGGAATCGTCTTGGCAATCTCGTCTATTGCTTTCATGCGCTCCCGTTCCTGCATAATGCCGGCTTCGAACAGCTGGTTAGCAAGATCCGGAAAGGCAGTTTTAAGTTCATCGACTGTCTGTATGTTCATTTTTTCGCCCTCCTTTTTTGGCAACATATCTTCACTTTTTTCTTCTTCCCATGGCGGGACTCGGTCAAACTGCTTATAATGGCTCCCCAAATGTTCCTGCACTTTTTCAATGTCTGTGCTTGGAATATCTGACTGAGGTAACCTGGCAGCCGCGTTTGCTACGCCTCTCCACACGACTGCACCGTCGCTTGGCCTGTGGTGAGGCAGCTTAAGGTCGCTGTATCTGTCAGGTGGCATGGATGCAGCCCATGCAAAGTGCCCGGCTATGCGCCTTTTCTCTGCATCGCTTAACTCCTCCCACTGCTTATCGGTGAAATCCGATAATGCAGGGGCCTCCCATGGTTCACCTTCCGGTGCTTTCTCTCTTGAAACATCCTTTGGGGCTACGCCATTGACCACCTCCGGCATCCTTGGGAATGTCTTAAACCTGGACATGTCATGGCTGACGCTGTTTACAACCAAAATATTGCCTTTCGATTCAACCGGTACACTCTCGAACATAATTTCATCCGCAAACCCCATCTCCATCGCCTCTTGCCCCGTCATCCATGTTTCCTCGTCCATCATCTTTGACAGAGTGTCTCTGTCGAGGCCAGTTTTCATCGTGTAGGCATTGATGATCGATCCTTTGACTGCATCAAGCTGCTCTGCATACTTTCTCATTTCGTCAGAAGTCAAGAAGCCAAAGGCAAAAAGAGCAGGATTGTGGATCATCATCATGGCGTTGGACGGCATTTTTACCGTATCTCCCGCCATCGCTACGATGCTTGCCGCGCTGGCTGCCAGGCCGTCTACGATCACAGTCACGCCGGCCTTATGGCTTTTTAGCTGCGTATATATTGCATGCGCAGCAAAAACGTCACCGCCTGCAGAATTTATACGCACTGTCACAGCCTTGTTCTTAAGGTTTTTCAATTCTTCATAGAATTTCTGCGGCGTAACGGTATCGCCTGCATCCGCCCACGGCAGTTCGGATGCTATATCCCCATACAAAAGAAGTTCCGCTTCCTCTTCCGAAAGATTGCGGAACTCCCAGAATTTTTTATACAAGCCCTACACCTCCTTTCATGGTCATTCCGGTATTGTCGGCATCCCGGCCTGCTTCATCAGCTCATTTTCTCTCTTGAGCTGTTCTATGTTTTTATCGAAATCTCTCCCTGTAAGTTCTACCGTTTCGCTTTCCCGTGTGGACAGACCGTTTAAGATCCTCATTTGTGCGGCCTGGACCTCTTTAACAGGGTCTACCTGCCCAGGCGCAGGGCCGTACCAGTCCGCACGGCTCCATGCCTTCGCGACTATGAGATCGGAAAAGAAGCCGGGTGCTTTTATCTTCCCCTGTGCGATCCTTTCGGCAAGCCAAACCTCATAAACAGGCTGACAGAAATCATGGGCAAACCATGCCCTGCGCATTCTGAATGCACCCCATGCCTCAAGCAAGGCTGCCCTGCTTGCCGAATAGCTCGCGTTGAAGCTCTTCGTCAGCAGTTCGTACGGGATCTCAAGGGCTGCTCCTATGTGTTTTGTAAGCGATGTAATGAAGGCGTCAAAATTGGACGACGGCCTTTTAGGGTCTGCGGTAGCTATGTCGTACCCAGGCGGCAAGGCGTTGATGGTGCCGGCCCCCAGCTCAAAGGCATTGGGATCAAAATCAACCTTATCCTGCGGTGATATGGCTTCTGCCAGCGGAAAGTCCCCTACTGGTATTTGCCCTTCCTTGATGAAGACCGTAAAAAACCCGGTAACTATGGCTGCCATGAGCTCTGCTTCCGTATAGCGGGTTATCTGCTTCAGCTCTTCCACAACCGGAGCTAAGTACGGCACTCCCCTATACTGTTCGCACCTCTCAGGCTCCATGACACAAAGGACATTCGGCCTGCCGGTAGCTTCGCTAAAGGCGTCTATGCGCTGCCATTCCATAATTTCGAGAGGATTTGCAGGATCATTTTGATATTTGTTAGAGATCCAGTAGGCAACCACGGCGCCTTCATCGTCTATTTCGACGCCATTGATGATCTTGTTGCCGTTGTCTGGATTTATCTGAATCGTGTTTGTGCCGAAAATTGAGCGATATTGCTGAGGAGAACTGACCCTATCAGCCTCGATGAGATGGATGCGCAGCGAAAAGGGGAAATATGGCTTCGGCTCTACTGTTTTAAGCAATGCCCAACCGTCACCGTTCAGCAAAAAGGACATAAAAAGCAGCGATTGCATCTCATAAAAATTATTAAGACGTGTTGCGTCGCAAAACTTGCTTTCAGCCCATGCGTTAAACTGCCGTTCTACGTTTTTCTCCCATTTATCGGCCTCTTCTCTGCTGATGCCGAGATATTCTGCGTCTATTCTGCTTCTGAGCTTCAATCCTACGCCTATAACGTGTGATCTGGGCGTTACGATGGCAGACCGGCCCAGCGCACTGCCCATAAACAGATCCCTGGACCTCTGCCGCAAGACATCTACATTCATGTCTATGTCGGCCTGCGGGCTGCTGGACCAGGCCTGCCACCCTCGCATGGACTTCTTGCGCAAGGAAGCGCCCGACTCGGAATATCCTGTATCAAAAAAATGAAGCGCCCTGCGTGCAGCCTGGCGCTTCAGAGCCCTTTGCGGGCTTATGTACGATATGATTTTGTCTATGGTATTCATGCCGGCCCTCCTAAATATCTCTCAAAACCACCCTTTTGCTGCCCATAAATGACCCGGAAAGCCTGGCTTCAAGTATATTTTTCTGCTGCTCTAGTTCGTTAATGTTCTTTTGTACCTGCACAAGATCGGCCCTCCGAAGCGTCCTTGTGCCTATTCTGTACTCCTGCCCCTGCAGGATTGCCAGTTCCGCATCATAGTATGCCTGTAAGCGTTCTTTTATCCTCTCAAGCCTTTCCCGGATGCTCTCCATGCCGTCGCACCTCACAGATCATATTTTTTTATGCAGCCATAACGTCTTTTCGGCTGCTCTTGAACCTTAATTTGTTGTGACTGCGGTTCTTGAGATTTGCAGATCCTCTTTTCAAGCGCGTCAAAGTCAGGATTCATCAGACGTAAGGCTGCAAGGTTATAAACACGAAGGTCAAGCGGTTCATTTCTCTTGTCAGAGCTGATATTTTCCCAGGAAACGACTATCCTGCCTTTGACCTTCCGTATAACCTGTCGCTCTGATATAAGTCCCTTGAAGTACTGCTGATCGTATCCCCGCTCTTCCTGCAGCGGGAAATGGAAATATTTTGGCCCAGGTTTCTGTATTTTAATGCGCTGGATCACGGCCGCTTTCCCAGAATCCACGCCAAGAAGCACGAGAGGCAATCTGTATTTGTTGTTCCTCGATATCTTATATACCAACGGTATGCCTGACCCTCCCTGCCCACGTATCGGGAAAACACGCATTTGAAGCCTCTCGAGGCAATACCGGTAGACTTCATCAGTGAAGTGACCGCCCGAGTCAATGCATGTGCACGAAACGCACATGCCTGTACCGTCTTTTCGCTTCCACGTCTTGTTTATCTTCTCATCCAACTGCATCCATGTGGTCTGGTCGTCGGGCCTTCCCCAAATTATGCCCTTTTCTATGCCCCATGACTCTTCATTCCTGCCCCATCCGGCAACTTCATACTCGAGACGGTCATCCTGCGTATCGACTGCCATGGTAAGCATCAAAACACCGTCGGGGACTTCAGCATCGTATTTCTCGCGCCTCGACATGAGCACGCCTTCGTCCTCTATGTCGCCCCGTTCCTCCCAAGTCTCGCCCAAAATAGTGTTGACGAAGACCTTAAACCGTTCCGGATCGTCTTTAGATTCAAGGAATTCCTGTATTATGCTCTTCCAGGAATGCCATGGAGATACAAACGAATTGAGGTGAAAGCTTTTGATACCGTTTGTTACTGCCAACGGATTTTCGGCTATCCACTCTGCAGGCTGTCTTTTCATCGTGAATTCGTCAAATTCGTTATGGCAGTCAGGGCATCTCCATTTAACTTCATCCACGATATACGTCTTTTTGCCCGCAATTTCCTCATATCTGTGCTTAAACCTTATGTCCCGCAACTCTATGAAGTGATAATTACCGCATCCTGGGCATTTAATACAATATTTTTCCCTTGTCCCAAGTTCATATTCGGCCTCAATCCTGGAGGCCCCGCGTATGGTCGGGGTAGAAGTAAATATCTTCTTGCGATTCCAGAACGTTATGGTTCGTTTCTCGGCTAACGATATCGGATCACCTTCACCACCTGCGCTTGAAGGGTATCTGTCAACCTCGTCGCATAGAAGTATGCGTATCGGTCGGCTGGCCAGCCCCGCAGGGCTGTTGGCTCCGCCCATGGCAAGGAAACCGCCGGGGAAAACTTTCATCAAAATAGTGTTGTTCAGGTCTCTTGTCTTTGAGTCTGCCACCTTGCAGCTCAAGACTTCTGTGTCTTTTATCATCGGGGTTATACGGCGCTTGGAGTAATCCTGTGCGATGTCGATGGTAGGCTGTATCAGAAGTATCGGAGCAGGGTCAACATCGATGTAATAACCTATGATATTATTCAATATCTCCGATTTGCCTACCTGGCTGCTTGTCATGATGACCACTTTTTCGATTCTTGGATCGGTTACGGCATCCATAATCTCTCGTTGATATGGTGCCCTGTCGGTCCTCCATTGGCCCGGTTCTGCCGAATTCTCCGGCGAAAGCTTTCTGTATGCGTCTGCCCATTCGCTGACGGTAAGTTTAGGCGGAGGGGCAATGCTTTTCGCTATTTTACCGAACAGTTTCGCTGTCTTCGTCAGAGTCATCGTCTTGCTCATCACCATCATCCTCAACCGCAAAAAGTACAGGATCATAATCTTTAAGCTCTGTCAGGGCTTCCAAAATCTCATCTTCAATAATGCTGCTTATCTCAGCCAGGTTATTGAGGCTTATCAGCTTTGGAGCTAATTTTTGCGGAATGCCTAAAATGCGGTTTCTGAACACCGTCAGCATGTTGGTCATGACCATCTCGACGTCCGCAGCATCATGCATCTGGTTCTTGAGCTTGGACAACTTAAGCTCTGCCATTTCCCGTTTGGCAGCCTCATGCTTTGCCCTCTCTTCCCAATAGATCGACTTTGCTTCCTGTCCTTCCTTGTCGGTCTTGCCGGTCCTTAGAAATTCGATGTATTTGCTTATATTCGGTTCGAGAGGCCAGCGCCCAGGCGCTCGCCTTTCCAAGATGCCTTCTTTGGCAAGCTGATTTATATATCGTCTCGTTACGCCAAAGAGCTTGGCTAAAACGTCGGTATTAACAATTATGCCGGAGACATCTGTTTTAACAGACATATTAACCACACCTTTATACAATAAAAAACACCAACGCACCTGTTTAATGCGTTGGTGGACGGAACTCTAGTGAAATTTTTTTGACACCTAGGCAAAGATCGGGGCTCGCCGCCATCGCAAGCTTCTATTCCACCAGAAGGACCCGTAAAACAGCTTATTTAACAGATACCAATACTACTGTATATAATTATATACATGTTTTACTCTCAATTTTGCCAGGATTCTGCCAAGATTACATATAACTAATCGTCCTCCTCATTATTCGAATAATAATGCATGATTCTTCTTATCCTGCACTGTACCCATTTATGTTTACGTTTTTTTCTTTCTCGACCCAAATAAGCATCGAGAATGGCAGGATTAAGCGCTAATCTAAAGTACGCATTTGGGCTTTCCGGACCCTCTGGTATTACGTCCCATCCTAACCGAAACACTGCTTCAATCAAGGCCCCATTGCTAGCAAGACCGCTTTTAATTTGTACGACATCCTTAAGAACATCAGATCTCATTTTATAATTAATGTAGTATTGTCGCGGACGAGCATATTCAAGCAACCATGCCATACAATTCTGTACAGTCGCCACGTCAGGTGGCATTTCATTAAGCGATTCTCCTTTGTCTAAAATCTTTTGTCTAAGACACTGGGATAATAATCCTTCTTCTGTTATTACATATTTAACACCATCATATGTAAAACTAATTTGCATCGTGTTCACCTCTTCTTAATTTCAAGCTTGCCTCCTCTACCAGCTTGGCAAGGCCTCGGTCGTCTAGTATTTCTTCGACTCTCACGCCTAAGGCATCGGCAAGCTGTTTCCTCCGCCCTGGGGGGACACAAACCCTTCCCCTCTTCCATTCGCATATTGCGACATCCGTAACGCCAAGGGCCCTGGCCAACGATTTGTTGGTAATGCCTTTAATGCTCATTACTTTTGCTATTTCTGTTTGCATCGTTTTCACTTCCTATTTTTTTGGCTGTTGACAGCCTTCAATTTAATGGTAAGATTCTAAGTAAACAAAAGCTAGCAGCACAGTTCCAAATTAGTTCCAAAATTGGTTCAGATTTATAAGGCATTCAAAGACATTTACATCCCAAACGGGCCAAGGATAAATGGGGCACATCTTTCAACTGCTTTTCTCCTTTGCCTATAAAACTCCCTCTCAGAAATAGCCAATTCTTCGATTACAACATCCCTATCAAGCTGATCGAAATAATAAAGAGATACGAGGCGCTGCAGGTGTTTAGGAAGGGATTCATACGCATACTTAATTGCTTTAACTTTAGTTTGCAATAATTGATATTCTGGATCTTTTTCTTTTAATAATAAAACATTTTCTTCGATGGATGTTGATGTGCTTGAGCTGCCAGGCTTTATAAATCCATCGAAATAATTACATTTGCTTTTTATAAATTCTTCTCTCATTGTCAACTGCCTTATGAGCGACGGAAAATTAAACAGGGCACTTTCCACAGCACGAAAAAAATCACGCTTCATTCGTCCGCCTCCATTCCTGCCTTCTTCACGATCTCGAAGAAGGCTTCGGCATCAAGGATAACAACAGGCTGTTTCCTCGACTGCTTGCATACAAGAAGCCACTTAGTTCCTTCTGCTTCATTTGCCTTGGCCTGTTCTATCCACTTCTGTACGCTCCATCTCTCCTGGAACTTACATTCAACAGAGAACGGGAACTTATTTAGAACCGAACGCTCTAGTCTAACGTCAGCTCCAGCCTGTCCCATAGGCCTAGATTCGATTGGCTTGTCCCTTCCGCATTCAAAGCCTGTAACTTCGGCTATCTTCTCGCAAACCCACTTTTGCAGGGACCGGCCCTTTGCCTTTGCTGACTGCGGCCTCATTTTCGATCAACCTCAAATATATAGTCCTGCATTTGCTGGAGTGTAAAAGATTCCAGATAGCCTGCCTTACTGCGGAACATAAACATAGGCTGCTCATGTACATTCCATACTATGCCTTCGAAGTACATTGCCCTTGTATTAAAATCGTTTTGCCAAACATGCGGTTTTACAACATATCGTTTGCCCTTTACAAACTTGCCTTTAACCTTGTCGTAAAACTTCTGCCAATTATTGCCGTCGTTAGTCTTTGCCCTTTTCTGTGCAATAAAATCAAGCCAATTATCGCTTAATAAATACTTCTTGTTTTTGTTTTTAATTCCAAGCTCGTATCTTTTACATCTTACCGCCACCCACGTTCTCCCAAGTACTCTGCCTATTTCTTCGTCGCTAAGTCCGTCTTTTATAAGCCTACACAACTTTTTGATATCATCATCAGACCATAGCCATACTTCTCTTTTGGGTTCGTCTTTCTTCTTGCGCTGTCTGCATTTCAGCTTATGTGACTTCTTGTAGGCTACGCTTCTCAATTCCTCAATGTGTTCAAGCACCTCGCTGCTCAGTTCAGCTTCTGCCATCCGCTCCACCTCCTAGAACGGTATTTCGGCATCCGGTAAATCTTCATCGGCGAATTCCTGCATAGGAACTTCTTCCTGTGCATATATGGATGACTCGGTGATTTTCTTTACATAAATTGGCTTGTAGACCTCGGTGGCAACGATCTCAGATGCCTGTTTCTTTTGCCCCTTGCTTTCATAGCCCCTAGTGCGATGCTTACCACGAACCATAATCGCATCGCCTTTTTTAAACTCGTTTACCACCAGTTGGGCGAGTTCTCCCCATATGACGACATTATGCCATTCGGGAGGATTCTTAATCCATTGGCCACCACGTTTGAAGTCGTTGCTGGTGGCTATGCTAAAAGAGCAAACTGGATTGTTAGATGTGGTATAACGCAACTCGGGATCTCGGCCAAGGTGGCCCATTACTTCATGCATGTTCCTGTTCGGCATTGGTATCACTCCTCAAATCATAATATGCTTGCAAATCCTTATCTTCGCATTGCGTCGTATACAGTGTTATATGCATTATCTACATCGTTCGTTGGCTTAAAGTTATCAACCATGGAATCGATGAGCTCAAGGGCCTTCTCTTCGTCATCATCACATTCTAAGAACGCCTGCAAAGCAATCACCATAGCTATTTCTCGACGCTGTTGTTGCATCACGCCTCCACCTCCAAAATCTTCCTCAACCGCCCGACCTGCCACTGTCGCTCAGCGTTCAGTGCGGCGGCCCATGCGGCGGCCCGTGAGGCGTCCCGTGCGGCCTCCCATGCGACATCCCATGAGGTGCTCAGTGCGGCCTCCCATGCGACGTCCCATGCGACGTCCAGTGAGGCGGCCCATGCGACGTCCCGTGCAGCGGCCAGTTCCTCCACAGCAGCTTTTCCCTCGGCGTATCGCCGGGCTATTTCGATGGCCTTACGAGGTCTGCCATCGTCAGGGTGTCGCGCCTCAAACAGGTAAAGTACCCTTTCGGCGCAGTCACAGGCAAACAGCCTCGCTGTGCGCTCATTCCAGCCTGTGCACTCACGGGTAAGCCGACACGTCCGGACAACTGACTTGTCGTCCGCATGTACAATCTCATCCCCCACCTCGACCTCGAAAATCCGCTCACCGAGCCAACTCGGCAACTGCTCCAGCGTCATGACGTGGTAACCGTTCCGGCACGGCTCCAGTTCACCCTCGATTTCCGGCATCCACTCTCCGGGTGTCCATGTGCCGTCGTCATTCTGTGTCGGCAGTGACCATTCCGCATCGCCGCCGTGGCAGGAACGGCCGTGCTTGTCAAGGACCTTGTAATATTTCATGCTTCCCCCTCCGCTTCCTCGTGCAGTTTTTGAACTTCCTATGAGGGATGAACTTTCGTAGTTGTGCCCATCCCAGTAGCAGTCATCTGCAATAATGACTGCCTTTTCTGTGTCGTACTTAATTCCACTAATTACTTGTTTCATTTTAAACGGTTTCATGTTTCACTCCTCCTTTTATTTTTTTATAAAACTTTGCCGACCCGCCGGGGGATTGAACCCCGGTCCCCCCTCCCCTTTCGGGTATCATCCGACCCTGCCAGCCACGCACGCCGGATGAATTCGGAGGCTAGCCATCCCACCCCGCTCCCAGTGTGACGTCCACTACTCTCACGTTGGCTAGACGTTACCCTCATGGTTGCCACACTGTTCGTTGCGGGTAGACTGGTTGGTTAGAAGGCGTATAACGCAACTCGGGATCTCGGCCAAGGTGGCCCATTACTTCATGCATGTTCCTGTTCGGCATTGGTATCACTCCTCAAATCATAATATGCTTGCAAATCCTTATCTTCGCATCCCGTAATTATTTCTCCGGTTAGCTGGTACACAATATCTAAATAATACCTAAATGCTTCGTCTCTATTCGCTCACTGGCATATTTGAGCTGTGAATTATACCCAGCTTCCCCTCTGCATAATTCAGTTTCTGTGTGTCATAAAAGCCTCTGACCATGTTTCTCAACATTTCCTTTTGCATCTTAATCCATCCCCTTTTTTTTAATTTATCGCAGTTATTAGACCGCTTTGCCGTTATGGGTTACTTTGGAAGTCTGGCACGCTTCACAAAGGTGGTTCTCTTTTCAAGCCTGGCACGCTTAACATTAGTGGTTACCTGCCTCCTCGTGGCACGCTTGCCCCCAACTGAACTCGTCTGTCGTAGTTTTCATACACTATTTACCCCCGGCTAGCTCTTTGTAGGCCATGCCTGCAGCCAGCCGTTTTGTTTCCGTGTCAACAATTTCCACGAGAGCAGGTATAAATTCCAGGTATCCGCTCATGCGGTTGTTGATCTCATGATGCCCAGGAAAATATTTCGGGACATCTTTCCAGCCGACGTTTCTGCCGAGCTTGTAAAGCTCTCTGAAATCTCTTTCCCGGAATGGGAGCTCGTCTTCGATCATCATGCATACCTTCTGCCAGCCCCCCATGCGCTCGATGCAGAAATGGATGACGGGATCGTCAAATTTCACGCTCTCATAAGCACCATGCTGTCTGGCTGCCTCGAGCACGCGATGCCATGCCTTGATGGCTCTGTCATCAACGCTGCCATCAATGCGTGATATGATATCTACCGGCTTGGGCATATAAGGGCTCTCAAGCAGATGGGCATGCAGCGCTCTCGTCACCTGCTCAAACGTATATGGTTTGAGCAAATCAAAAAAAAGCTTCATGCCGTTTTCGGCCAACTTCGGATACCCAAGCGTTTCGGCCACGGCGCTCATTACGGCAACAAATGCCCCGTAATCTTCCTGCCTCATGTCTCGCCACCTCCTGCGTTATCCCATGGCACTTTAACCTGCTCCCTCCAGCTTGGCCCGCACATGGCCTCCATGTACTGGTCAAACGGCAACTTGCGTATATCGCGCTTATTCAGATCCGGAGGGCCTGGGATGTACGGCGTATATTCGTCTTCCCAGCGGCCTTTATTGAGCCATGTAGCCGGGTAGGGGATAAATTTGCCGCCCTGCTCCTGCCATTGAAGCGAGGCTACGGCTCGCCTCAGGCCGTCCATGATTTTGCCGAAAAGGTCTTCGTCAGGCTTTAGCTTTTCCCATGCGCGCATTGCATCCAGCTTGGCGCACTTACGCGGATATTCCTGCCAGAACTGAGTAAAGCGCTCCAGTTGGATGCCAGACAGAATCTTGTTTTTTGCCTTACTAGTCCGTCTTTCCTTTGAGGGCGGGCGCTCATCGTCAGATGAGCCGGTGCTTGCACCGGATTGCGGTAATCCGTTTTCAGGGATCAGGAATCCGGAATCAGGAATCAGTAAGGGGGAATCAGCAGGGCTAGTTCCATGCTCATCTGGTGCTTGCATGGTGCTTGCATGGTGCTTGCATGGTGCTGTATCGTCATTATTCTCGGCCTGTTCTGTGGTTTCATCATTGCAGTCTATGTCTTGCCCCATGCTTTCACATGAGTTTTCGCTGCATTGACTGTCCGTTTCAGGTGCAGGTATCTCGCTTGCAGCTTCACGGACATGCGGATTCTGGTGTTTTTTGAAATTGACGACCTGGATGTATTTTTTACCATCAACTTGATATCTGATGATAAAGCCGTATTTAGCTAGTTGGTCTAGGAGGTTATCAATGTCGTACTGTTCGTATGGGAATACGAACGCCCCGATCCTTTTTGGCCTGTCCTCAAGTCTTCCCTCACGGTCGGCAAGACACCAAAGACCAATGAAAAGCAGCCGGGCAGCTAAATCACACTCTGCCAAATATTCATTCATAAAAAATCCAGGTTTGATATTCCTGGCTCTTGGCATGGTTTACCGCCTTCATTCTCTCAGCACTGAGGGGATAACCCCATAAGAGGCAAGCTCGTCAAACAGCCAAGTAACGGCAATTGATGCGTTCTTGGCACATTTGGAAAGTCTGTATTGGTCGTTTAGCTGTGTCTCTGCGTGAAAGAGCTTGCCGTCATCCCAAATTGTCACTTGTCCTGTCCATATATGCTGATGCTTGGCCATGTCTACCCCTCCTGTCCCTGCGCTTCCGGAGACTGTTCGCTTTCGGACTCTTCATCAGCTGCAGGGTATTCAGGTATGACATCTATGACGTCCTTTTCGTCCTTGATCTCCTCAAGCCCTTCGGAGACAACTGACTCGTCACGAGATATGGCATATGACATTTCAGGGGAAAGTGGCATGTACTTGGCGAGCTGCCTTATGACCGTCTTCTTGCCCATGGCTACCGGGTTAGTCTGCCACGGGCTGTCTTTCTTGAAGTAGGATGGGGAATACTTTCTTCCGTATGCCTGCACCTGCTCGTTGGTCATGACATGGAATACGTAGCCGCCGTTTGTGAACTTCACGACGGCATAATAGTGCGTGACTTTGCCGGGATCGGCCAAACCGGAGGGCTTGTGTACGAGCTTCTGTTCTAGACCATAGGAGTAATCAAACTCGTCTGTCTCGTACACTTCTGTGGCAAATATGGTGGCGATCCTGTCTGACCTAAAGGCCAAATCTATAAGGCCTTTATAGCCAAGGATGAATACGGCCTTTCTGCCGTATGGCACTATGTAAAATTGTCCCAGCTGTGGGCTTGGATCAAGGCCTAATGCGGTGCCTGTCATGAGCGCACCGAGCAGGGAGTATCCGTCGCACGATGTAAGTGTCGGGTTTTCTCTGATGAGCGTCATCGCTATGCGTGCGTATCTCTCGGCGTTGCGCTTAAGATGCATGGGGAGGGCTTTTGCCATCTCGCCCTTCATTCGGGCTATTAGGCTGATTGTATGATCTACTCTGTCCTTTGGCCTTTGGGTTATTTTGTTCTTAATTTCCGCATTGTCTCCGTTTGCAATTGCCATCTTTTACTCCTCCTTTTCAATTTTCTTGTTTCTTGACAGTAAATCTTCTGTAAGCCGAAGGCTTTGAGAACTGCTCATAAAGGTCAGGATGCGAAGATTTGAAGGCTTTTGTGTCAAGTCTATTGGTTACAACGTTGCTCCACACGATGCAGTACTGCGAGGTTTCACCCCGCTCGGCATCGCCTAGCACAGCCTGAAGCTGCTGCTTGTACGAATCCCTCAGCTGTTCAAGCTCCTTGATCTGCTCGTCAAGCCTGAGGTAATCCGAAATGACAGAATTGACATCATCGGGAAGCTGTACGGACGGTTTCTTTGCTTCGGGGTAGAGCTTCTTGAGCAACTCATCGGATACGTCTGACCCGTCCCATTCCGGGGGAATGTTCTTTTCCACGTGGTTGACCCAGAAGTCAACCTCACGGTCAACCATGGCTGCTATAAATTCGTCATCCCTAGGGATATACTTCCATTTGAAATCTTTCAGGCCGATCAGGACGGCAATATAGATTCCGTCCCAGCCCATGACCCTGCAGTAGTGCTGGCACTGGCAGAAGTATATATCGGGGACAAGATCTCCCTTCCAGTCGTCGGCGTTGTATTCTGCCGTGGTCTTGCACTCAAGCCCGGCGTTTTCGCCAACGATTTCCCTGTCGATGTTGGCTATCAGGAAGGGATATTCCCCGTCCTGGAAGATGAAGTTGCGCCTGCGGATCTTCTTGCCGGACCTGCGAACAAACTCCTGGGCGACGATATCCTCAAGGACCGTCCCCCAGTAAGCCCTTTCGCCGGCAGATGGTGGTTCGATTTGGCCGGTCTTTTCCAAAAAAAGAGCCATGCGGCTCTTCCACCTGTTGAGCCCTAGTACAACAGAGGCGTCCGAACCGCCCAGCCCTTTTTTGCGTTCCTCAATCCATTCTTCGTAAGAGATCCCTTTTTTGCTAATGACCGACATTCTCCATCTCCTTTTTTAACATCTCTTCCAGGCGTGCGAGTTTGCATACTTCCTCTTTGAGCCTTTTTCTGGCTTTGCGGCTTCCATATTTATGCGCCGCTTCCATGGCATATTCGACCCACACGCGCTGGAGCTCTATCTTGTCTTGTAGCTCCCGAACGCGCTGTTCACAGGTAAGAAAAACAATGTGGAAGACATCAGTCTCCTGCATATCTGCAGAGAGTCTGCATATCTTCCACGGTAATTGAGCTGACTAGCTCGGGATCCAGGAGCGCCCTTTCGTCCGCACTGCACAGAACGTTTCTGAGCGCCCTGGCCTCGCCACGTGTAATTCGTCCTCTTTTTCTGCGATACGGCCCGACAACTGCTCCGGACATAGTTAAAAGCCCAAAAAATTTTTCATCCAATTTTCTCTTCAACATAAATTCCAGCCTCCTCTTCTATTTTTTTGACCAAGTTTTTTATGTCCTCCACACGCCATACAACTATGTTTTGAGACAGCCGTATGCCCTTTGGGAAACGGCCGCTCCGAACCCCGTTGTACCAGGTGGTCTTGGACACTGGGATGATCCGCAATACATCGTTCAAGCGCAAAAACCCGAACTCAGGAATGTCCATCGCAAATCACTTCCTCCAAAAGCTGAGCCATAACACATGCACATTGCTTCACCTGGCTGATAAATTCTTTTGTTTCTTCTTTGTCCGGAACGTTATCAATGAGATCGGCGGCATACGTGAGCACTTCTTCAGACTCGTCTGACATACACCAGACCTTTTTGAGTTGCTCCACAAAGGCTTGAAGAACAGCTATTGTTGGTCTCCCCCCGTCTTGGGGGGAAGTGTAGGGTTTGAGTATATTAAGGAAAAAAGCGATCCGCTTTGAAGCCCAAGAGTTGCTTCAAGCGCGGCTATATTCTTTGCATCTGTAGGTGGATATTTCTCTTTTTCCCAAGCATATATTGCTGACCGTGATACACATATCTTTTCTGCAAGTTGCCCTTGCGTAAGATGCTTGCGCTTGCGTGCTGAACGGATAATTTCACCATAACCCATTTTTATCCCTCCTTAAGAATGCTTACTACACTAAGAACTATATATCTATATTTGATATATGTCAAGTAACATAAGCATCTCATGCATATCTGACTATTATTGACTTTTTGCTGATTTGGTGTAGTCTGGACTAAACATTCTCAAATGAGGGCGATAATTATGCTGACCGGAGACGAAATACGCAAGGCAAGGAAAGCTAAAAAACTTACGCAATCTGAACTTGCTGCTATGATAGGAGTATCACGATCAGCTATTTACGATTGGGAAAAAGGCAAATATTACCCAACCGGCGAACGTGCTATTAAACTGGCAAAAGCCTTAGGGCTTCCAATTTCAAAATTTTTGCCAGATTATTTTCAAAATGGGGGGGATGCTGATCAGAAAAAATCTGGCGAAGTTTCTTCCACCAACCACAACATTATTTTGGTTCCATTGCTCTCGGACATAATAAAAGCTTGTTGTGGCATGGGCAATGGATATGAGTTTCCTGATGATATAATTGAGGAGAGATTGGCAGTGGACGTGGATTCTTTAGGGCCGGTTAATACAAAGGGCATGTTTGCTTGTAAAGTAGAAGGGGACTCAATGGCTGCAGCTAGGATTTATGATGGGGATATTATTATTGTCGCACCAGAAGAAGAACCAAGAGATGGGGATGTTGTTTTGATATGCTATGGAGCACACCAAAGATGGATGATTAGATGGTTTTATTCTCAAAGAGATGGTTCTATTATCCTGAAGGCAGCAAACCCAGAATATCCGGAAGTAAGAGTTACGCCTGAAGATGTAGATTACGGATGGTATAAATATTTGGGGAAAGTAATAGCATATCAAGGATCACCCAAAAAGGGCATTTAAGAGGCGATATGTTTTTAAAACAGTTCATATAAATCGGGAGGGGGAATAAATGGCTGTGGAAAATGAAAATAAGCAAGATAAAGATCTCTCTAAAAAAGCCAAACGTTTTGGATGTCTTGCCACTTTAATAATATCAATTGCTTTTGGATTTATGCTTTTTGGTGGCAGCTCAAAAGAAATAACCAAACAGACATCGAATAGCCAACCGATAATCGAAAGAACTGATGAAGAATATGACGCTGGCTCCATTGTTAAAGATGAAGAATATGAGATTCCAAACATAATTAAATCTATTCCCGAAGATGAAAGAAAAGAAATATATTTTGCCTTAATATCAGCAATGGATAAAGCAGCCGAAGAAGCAAAAGCGGAAGTGGTACCAAAAGCTGGAGATGAAATAACATTAAAAGAAGAAATGCGAATAATACCAACTTCTGTTATCTTTAAAAGACCAGAATATCTAGAACAATATCCATCAATACAGCAGGCAAAGACATTAAAACCGGGCATGAAAATAAAAATTTTACAAGTTGTCATGGACCAAAATGATGAATACTGGTTTTATGTTCAATGGGGATCTGACAAGGGATGGGTAAGAGAAGCTTTTCTTCAAATGCAATTCAATCAATTAGATACGGCAAGAAAAGAAAGTGACATATCCGATGAAATCCAGGAAGAATTAAAAAAATCAATTCTAAAAGAGTACCACATAACAGAAGAGCAGCTCGACCAAATTTTTTATGAAGGGATAAACAAAAAATGGTAATGTAATACAAAGTGAGGTGAGCAGCTGTGAAAAAGTGGGTTAAAAGGTTTGTCCCTATTGGTATTGTCATAGCTGTCATCACATCATTTGTCTTTACTGGCATTGCCTCTCAAAAAGCACCATCCATTCCTAGCACTGCAGAAAAAGCCCTTGTCGCACGCGTCATAGACGGCGACACCATACAACTTGATGACGGCAGGAAAGTAAGGCTCATAGGAGTCGACACCCCCGAAACTGTCCACCCACAAAAAGAAGTAGAATATTATGGCAAAGAGGCCTCGGACTTCACTAAATCTATGCTCGAGGGCAAGGAAGTTTATCTGGAATACGATATCCAACCCACTGATAAGTACGGCCGTACACTGGCTTATATCTGGCTTTCGGACGGTACTCTTTTTAATGAATTGCTCGTGCTGAAGGGATTTGCACAAGTTGCCACGTTCCCGCCAAACGTCAAATATGTAGAGCGGTTCACTGCGGCACAGAAGCAGGCCATAGAGGCCAACGCCGGACTGTGGGCTAAGGAAAGTATGGAAAAGCCTAAGGCACAGGCAAAAGAAATTACTGTCTATATTACAAAAACAGGAAACAAATATCATAGAGCGGGATGCAAATATTTGAAGAAGTCTTGCATTCCGATATCCTTAGAGGAGGCTAAAGCAGAAGGCTATACGCCATGCAAGGTCTGCAATCCGCCTGAATAGAAAGACATCTATTTAATAATAGCCTGAGAGCAGGGAGAGAAATACGATCCCTGCTCTCTTTTTTTATTTGCAAAAAATATTTAAAAAAACATAAAAAAGGTGTTGACAAAAAATGAAGGTGCATATATGATATAGACAGCAAGGAAGAAAGCAGTCAAGGAAGAAAAATAGGAGGGATTAGGGATGAAACAAAAAGAACTGGAACTGTGGAAGTTATACGGCGAGGATAAATATTTGGTAGTGAATCCCGATGAACTTATCCAACGTGTCTCGTTCTATGAGACCGAGGCCTATATGTTTAGCCCGGATACGGACATGGACCTTATCCGTAAGGTACTAGCCGAGTATCGCAACCGGAAAGAAGAGGATGAAACTTTGAGGTTTTATGAGATCCTCGACGAGTATGGCATCGCTTATGAAGGTACCGATGAGGCCGAGGACTACAACCCCGATGTCGTCCTTTGCTTCCCAGATGATGACGATCTCAAGTGGGCGGTATGTAGGATGAGCGATCTTATATTGGGTGTTTCCGACGTCTTCCAATACTGGGACGGTTCGAACTGGCAAGAGATATGGGCAGAAAATGATGTACAGCATCGCCTGTCCGTCGTCATCGATGAAGAGACGAAGGAGAACTTAGACGAATGGGACGGGTCAAACTGGTGCTACCTACAACCATTCAATCATGGACGCCTTTACAAGATCCTTATTGTCGATAGCAAGCCTGTCGAGAATAAGTGGTTGTTATGGGAAAGTGCTGACTGGCAAGGCTCGCTCGACTGGGGCACCATCGTAGAGGAAAAGGATCTAGACAGGGTGCGGAATTGGGACGCTGATATAGAGGAAGAAGAGGGGTTATAAGCAATGGCGGGGGTCGCCCCGCCTAAAATACAAGGAGGGGTAAAGATGGTCATCAAAAAATATCAGAACAGGCGGTATGGCAGATTGGTGGTAGATTTTGAGAAGGGCGAAATCATTATAGATTCACTAAAGCGCGAGAGGATATGGGAGGATGCGAACAAAAATTATAGTGAACAATCTTATATTTACTCTGAAATTATCGACGAGTTGTTGGGCGATGACGCTAAAGTCATAGCCCCACCTAGACCTGGCCGTGAGGAATTATGGGCAGGAGAACCTACAGACTTCGGTTTTAGGGCGATTCTTGAGGACGGCTCGATCTTCCAGGTCGATGCCGAAGGGTCATATTTCTTCGAATGATAAAAATAATGGCGGGGACACCCCCCGCCAACAAAAACAATAAAACAAGGAGGAATTAAAAATGATAAAGATAGATAGAAACGTTAACATGCTCTTCTTAAAGAGGGCGGCCATCATCGACATGCTCGATGAGGCGGCTCATATCGATACTGGGATTGAATACCCTGGCAATGGGTTTCATTCCTTATATGAGGCCCAATTCCAGACCGCCGATGGCTACACGGTGTTCTGGGCATGGGTCATAGGTGGGGGTGGCGACGGGATAAAATACACCGTCGCTGTGGCCACAAATGGGGACGGGGACATCAAGACAGGATGGGAGCGTGGGCACAAGAGTTACGTGCTCGAGCGCCCTGTGCCCAGGGAATTTACTAATGCCATTAGGCGCCTTGTTCCAGGCAAGCTCCTTTTGATAGGGGAGTTGCCTGGATTTGATTATGACGGCCATCACAAAGATGGCTGGTATAGCAAGGGCCTATTTGCAATGGAACTCCCAGTCCCCGACTGCCTTGCTATTAACGTTGAGTGCGCTGATCCCGAACTGGTCGTCCAGCCCGAATGCTGGAGGATCAAGGAGGGGGTCTACGTCGTCTTCCCTGATGACACATACCGCTTAATGGCGTTTCAAGACTACCTTGTAACAAGATATTGGGATCGACCTGCGCTCAGGCAGGGGGATTTAATGTTCTTTAAGCTTCAATGGCCGATAGAGTTTGATGATAATGGCGAGCCCGTCCACCAGCATGGATACACCTTTGAAATGTACCCAGAGGGTTACAGCATGGACAGGCACGGGGTCGATGGCCTTGTGCTTGTGCGCAAGAGCAAGGCCGAAGGAGTCTACGAGAAAGATATTTTCCTCGTAGGCCCAGCCATGGTCAAGCACCCCGAACACGGGGAGCTTCAAATACCCGAGGGACAATATGAGGTAGTGATGCTCCCCGGAACGTCCCGTCCGTTCCAGGATGGGATAGATTAAAGGAGGGAATTAATATGGCAAAATTTATCATGAATACATCAATTGTTCCCAACAACGGGACATTCACCCTGGCAACAATTGATGAGGACGAGGCTAAAAAGTGGGTCGCAAATGGCGACTGGACATCCGCCGTAGGCCACCCAGGAACGGCTGAGGTAATGTCGTCCTTGTTGGGCACAGAGATATCGCCCAACAGGATACAGGTAACCTTTGAGGTAGGCGATGAGGCGCTTGTCTTTAAGTTGGACTGTCGCTTGCCCGAAGGCAAGGTGCTCAACGCCGAGGAGCTTAAAGGATTGCCATTCAGTTGGAAACTCCTTAGGCGGATAGCATAGGGATAAAGGAGAGATTAGAATGATCCCAAATATTGAATTAACGCTTACTAAAAAGGGCCACCCGGCCCTGTGGGAAGAAGGTGGAGGGTTAAGCAATACAGGGTGGGCCATCATTGTGGCTGGGCCTAATGGTGAAAGATTATCCCCGATATATGTCAGGCGTGCCGGCCATTTGGCTGGAAGACAACATGCCCTCTTTATCGTAAAGGTAGGCTATATAGTCGTCAAAGCCTACCATCATAGGCGGGATTTTACAATCCGTGTCTATCGTTTAATCTCGATAGACCTTAGTGACCCAGAAAATAAAACGGCTGAATTCGAGGTGCTTCATGAATTCAGCAGGGGGGAATGGGATATCGACCCCACAGACAATTTATTAGAGGCCATTGAGGCAGCAAAGAACAAGGCTACGTGTTACCACTGCCGTAGCCCTCATTACGCAATCACGTAGCCCATTCCCTCACGCCCCCGCCTCACGGCCCGGGCACGAGGCCACTTGCGAAAACGCAGGTGGCCTTTTTGTTATCATAAAGAACATGGAGTGCTAAAAAATAAGGAGGACATACAAATGGAGAAAACTAAAAAGCTCAATTTCAGAATTACCGACGAACTTCACAGAAAGCTCAAAATCATTGCTATTAAAGAAGGCAGGACGATGAATGACATCATATGCAGCCTGATAGAACAGTACGTAGAACAATACGAGGAGGGCGAAGATGCATTTAAGTGAACTGCTGGCTGTTGCTACAGGCAGCGATATCGGGAAAGGCGATATCGCGGGTATCTGTGTCGTTTGTGGGGCCGAGACCGAATGCGGGATACCACTCAAAAAAGTGGTCTCGGATAACTTCACGGGCTGGAATTGTTTCTTCGCCGGCAACTGTACCTGTCCTGAATGTGCATTTATCTTCTCTGATCAGACATTCAGAAGAAAGTCGTGGGTGGCATCTCTGTCCGGTTTCAAGACGTTCAAGAACGATGAGGCATGCTCAATTCTCTTTTCGCCACCGGACCCCCCATTTTTCATTCACATAGCAAAGCTTGGCCAGAAGCAGACATGGCTGCGCTGTCTGCACAACGTGGCCAATAGCACGAACAAATACTGGTTCTCCCACGAAGGTTACGATATTCCTATTCTTTTCGAGAAGGACAAAGCCGTGTCTTACCTTGATACGGCGTTATCTGCTCTTGGGTTGGGGATAACCAAAACAGAGCTCAGGACAGGCGAATTTAAACTCAAGACCTGGAGGGAGGCGTATGAAAAAGGTTATCAGGATTTTTTGCGCAGCATTCGCAGTTTGAAAAATAATCTGCTCTGGGAGGTGATAGTCGATGTCGCAAGAAGATGAAGACAGGATCATCGAAATGCTGGCATTGATTTACAACGCAGTCGACTGGAAGAAAATGAAGACCTCAAAGAACCCTCATGATATATTCAACCATCGCGTGAGGGCAGCAAGCAGGAGGGGAACCATCTTTGAGGCCGTTTCGAAGCTGGCCAATTATTTCGGCCTTCAATCTCTCCCGACCGGAGCCATACGCATTGCCCAACAGCTCCGGCCAATCGAACAGGAAGTGCTAAATAAGCTTTACGCCGAGCATATCCCCATGTCCATGCTTGCCATCATGAGAGCAAAGGAAATGAGGGACGAAAGGCGAAAATTAAGGGATGAAAACAATAATTCGGAAGAGGTGATCAGAATTGCATAAATATTATAAAGTGGAAGGGTCAGTTACCGCACTTACACCGATATTTCATGGCGGGGACGAAAAGACGGGCTCAACGCCGGTCCTTCGTACAATCATGGTCTTTGTGGACGGCATCGGGGAGGTGCCGATACCCTATATATCCGGGAACGGCATCAGGGGGAAGCTCCGAAGAATGGCCATGAAGGATTTTATAGATGGTGTAGGACATGAGATCCAGAACGTCAAACTGCACCATGTGCTCTTCTCGGGCGGGATCCTGGAATCCACCGAGGAAACCTCCGGCAGCATAGACTTAGTGCTGCGAAAGAAAGTCAGAGAGCTCATGCCTCCTGTGGCGCTCTTTGGCTGTGCAATAGGCAACCAGATGATACAGGGCATTCTTACGGTCGAGCACATGTGGCCGATATGCCTTGAATACAGCGCTTACCTACCCGAAAAATATCAAAGAGACCAAAGGGCAATGCAGCCGATACGCACTTTCACAGACCAGAGCTTCATAACCAGAAGGGACGATCTGAGGGCAGAAAGGACAGCAGACGAACAGGCAGTGCAAATGAAGGTAGATTACGAATGCTTTGTGCCGGGAACGAAGTTCTATCACCGTTTTATCGTGCAACTACCGGACGAGCTTCAAAAAAGCTGTTTTGGGAGGGTCATGGATCTGTTTGCCATGATGCCCTATATCGGAGGGCGAGGCTCTGGAGGAGACGGAAAGGTTATGTTGTCGTATGACAATATCCCCAGCGCTGATCTATATATGGAGTTTCTTGCAGAAAAGAAGGACGAAATCAGACAGCTGTTGCAGGAACTGGAGGCGAGGCTGTAATGCTTGATGAGAGGAAATACTTCCATGACCGCCTCGCAAGTGCACCGCCGATTCGATGGGGGCGTTTTGCCCCCTTCCGGATCTCATTTAAGATGGGGTCACCGGTAGCAGTCACCATGCCATGGATCAACTTTGACGGCCTTATAGCACATCTCATGTTACTTGATGCTCTCGGCGATGACTTCTTTATCACGCCAAAAAAGCTCGATCTGACCGACAGCCTGCCCAAAAACAGAAGACTGCTGCCCATCAAAAAAACCGGAGATATATATCATGCAAGCGTAAGTATGTTTATCCCCGACAGCTTGCGCGTCACGCATCTTTATAAAAGATTTGAGGACAGATGGACCAATAACCTGAAGACCAAAAAGGTGAGTATAGCATCCGGTAAATTCCGTTCTTACTTCATGGCCGAGCCATACATTCCATGTCGTGAGGTCGTATATTATGTCTTCGGAGATATGAATATCATTCAAGACCTCATAGAAAGCTATCTCTTTGGGTTGGGCAATGACTGCAGAGTAGGGTTCGGAATGGTGCGTGATGTGGTATTCGAGGAGATGGACGAGGATATGTCTCTCGTTGCCAAGGGAATTGCGATGCGTCCCATACCTGTCGATATGTGCGAAGAATATGAAGATTCTGCGTACATTGCCTATAAAGCACCGTACTGGAATCCGAGAAACGTTGCGCTCTGCGTGCCTCCCGGAGTTAAATGCAAATTGAAAAGGTTGTGATGGTAGTGGACTTGAAGAAAATACTTGCCATGTGGGCCGATACGGACGAATTCAAGGAGAAGCTGCAGGAGGCTGACGGCATCATCAAAAAGGCACTTGCATCGCACAAAAAACCTTACGTCGCCTACAGCGGGGGGAAGGACTCGAGCTGCATGCTTTACCTCGTCCTCCGCCGTTGCCCTGACGTGACGGTACTACACTGGGATTATGGGCCGTATTATATCCCCGACTGGCTAAGAACCGAGTTTATAGAAAATGCAAGGAAAATCGGGGCCAAGAATTTACGTATCGAGACCAGCGACGATTATCTAAGGCTCAAACGGCACGCAGTTAATGTACTGGGTCGGGAATATATTGGAAAGCTTATTCCAAACCTTGCAAGAGAAGGATATGATCTTAGTTTTGTAGGTCTTAGGCGTGAGGAAAGCCTGAAGCGCAAAATAAGGATCGATACAAAAAAATTCATCACTGAAATTGAAGAATGTTGGCCTCTAGCTAACTGGTCATGGAAGGACGTATGGGCGTGTATATTTGCTAATAATATCCCTTATGCAAGCACATATGATATATATGCCCCTGTGGTGGGCTGGGATAAGGTAAGACTTGTGACCTTCTTTGATCCCGAGTTTGACCATTTCGGAGCCGGCAACGTTGACGGCGTCCTCATGTGGAGATTTAAAAATATTCATCAGGGGTGAATGTCATGATACGTATAGGGATGGAAGATGACGAGAAAAAGAGGATGATTGACAGCTATGTTGCAGAAAATGACATCAGGAAAGTATTTATATTCTATTATAAGGACTTTCTATTAGAATACGACAATGCAGACATAGAGGTAGAACATGTCGAATATGCCGACATAATTATGTATAAATTCTTCTACCGTCTGCTTGAAGAGATAGACAACAATGTCCTGCTTGTGTTCAACGAATGCATGCGCACGCAGAACAGGAGCGATCTCACATACAACTGCGCTCATCATTACTGTAACCAGACAAAGCATAAGATCGTTTTCGAATATTTCCCGTTCATCGAAGATAACGCAGATTTCATGATTCTTCTCGATTTCCTCAATAAATATAAGTACAAAGGCAAATCATTCAGGTATGAGCTGCTTGCAGAAGAAGATATCCTCGCCGTGCCCAAATCTTTCACGATCAGAACTATCGACGTTAGCATCACTCAAAAAGATATTGCGAAATATGAAAAGCTCAAGGAAGATCTTTTTAACAATCTAGGTGAATCGGATCCAGATATAATTCCGAGAAGGCTGCATGTTTGGGCCGGCAATCTCAAAAAAAGCTGTATTAAACCTGACTTGCTCTATGTTGCGAGAAACAAGCGGTTCAAGCTGCCTAATGTAGTGACTTATAAAGAAGTAGAAGAAAGAGACTATATTATCATCGACATGTCTCACAGAAGAATAGATTTTAATGATTTCCTAAAAAAGACAAAAATGAGAGATATTGTGTTTATTAATACAGGCCTGAAGGTTGACCTGTATTACGTAAATGATTTAAGGGAGTGGGCGGAAAGGTTAGGTGAGTTCTATGATAAAGCAGGTTTATATCGACAAAAATGTGCTTGAGGCTACGAAAGAACGTATAGCGTTCGTTTTTGACGAATTCGAGAATATCATCGTATCCATCAGCGGAGGCAAGGACAGCACCGTGCTTGCCCATTTGGCCCTCACCGAAGCCCACAGGCGCAACAGGCGGATAGGCATCTTTTTCCTGGACGAAGAGGTTGTCTACGAAAGTACCGTGAAACAGGTCGAGTACATCATGAACTTATATCCGGAGAATACCATCCCGCTGTGGTTTCAGATTGAATTCAATCTCACCAACGCCAGCAGCCTGACGCAGACACAGCTGATTCCTTGGGAAGCCGGCAAGCATAAGATATGGATGAGGCCGAAGCAGAAAAACTCGATCCAGCATAAGCCTTGGCCCAAGGAGACCGAGACGGTCCGGGATAAAAACAAAGGTTTCGGATTCTATGATGCCCTTGAGAATTTTCAGAGATCAAGGCATGATACCGCCTTTTTGATTGGCCTGCGTGCTACAGAAAGCCCCAACCGTTGGCGTGCGGTATCGAAAAATCCGGGTTACAAGAACATATACTGGAGCACAAAGCTCAAAAACAACAACTATAACATGTATCCGCTTTATGACTGGAATTTCCATGACATTTGGAAATATATCTATGACAACCAGCTTCGCTATTCGAAGATATATGACTATATGTTCAAGAAAGGCATGGGACTGAAAGAAATACGTGTATCCAGCCTTATACACGAAAAATCATTTAAGTCTCTCGTAGAACTGCCAGAATTCGAGCCAAAGACATATGACAGGCTGCTAAGGAGGATAAGGGGCATCAGCGTAGGGCATATATACGGGAAGGACAGCAAGGCATTGCGGGCGCGCAAACTTCCGAAGAATTTTAAGACGTGGATCGAATACAGGGACTTCCTGCTTGCAACATATCCGGATCCTAGCAAGAAATGGATATTCGAGAAGCGTTTCAGCAGGCAGCTCAACAATTCATATGTGGCACGGCAGCAGTGCAGGCAGTTGCTGTTGAACGACTACGAGAACAACCTGCCGATAGACAATAAGCCTGATCCAAGAGAGGAAAAGATCGAGAAATGGAGGAGATTATTATGAGGACAATACAGACGCAAAAAGGTGAAATTAAACTTACATGTATGGACGTCAGGATAGTCGACATCGACTCGGTGCAGGCAAATACATATAACCCCAATTCCGTCCCCAGAAATAACATGAGATTGCTGGAGGAATCAATCATCTCGAACGGCTTCTGCTATCCTGTCGTCACAGTTTATGATCCTGACATAGAAAAATACATCATAGTAGATGGCTTTCACAGATACATCATATTCCGTGACTGGCTGCAGGCCAAGGAGATCCCGATCATCGTCTTGGATCACGACATCTCGGAACGCATGGAGGCCACCGTGCAGTTTAACCGTGCCAGGGGGGTCCACCAGGTTGAACTTATGGGTGATCTGGTCAAGGCTCTTGTCGAACAGGGAGTAGATGACCAGGAAATAGCCGTAAAACTGGGCATGGAGTTGGAGGAAGTATACAGGCTTAAGCAGATTACGGGCATTGCGGAACTGTTTAAAAATCAGGAATACTCAAGGGCATGGGAAATAATCGAGGTGGACGACGATGCCGTCTAAAAAATGGGATTACGGCGATGCTTATTTGCACCATCCGATATCGGACAACCAGCTTGTCGTCTTTGACAACAGAAGCGTCGTGAAAGTGCATGACATCTTTGATCCTTTGCCTTGTTTCATGAAACAGGCTGACGTCATCTTTACGGACCCGCCATGGAATCTTGGCAACTTAAACACCTTTTATATGAAAGCACAAAAACAGGAAAGGCATAAATCATTTGAGAGGTTTTACCTGAGGCTTTTTGAATGCATCGCAGATATCAATCCTAGGTCATGTTATGTTGAGGTGGGAAAGACATATTTGAGCGAGTTTATACATGAAATGAAAAAGCTTTACAAATATGTCACATTCTATAATAGCTGCTATTATCACAGAAAAGAAAACATCTGCTATATAGTCCACGGCAGCTATAAGAGAAAGAAATTGCCATTGGACTACACGGACGAGGAAGACGCTATTGCATGGGTCTGCGAAAACGAAGAATATGACTGTATAGGGGATCTGTGCATGGGCAGGGGTTTGGTCGGTGTTAACGCTTACAAAAATGGCAAAAGGTTCGTCGGCACCGAACTAAACCATAAAAGGTTGGCCGTTCTTTTGGAAAGAATTGTAAATATGGGTGGAACTTACAGGCTAGTCAAATATTCGCCTTGTCGTCCAGCCAGTCTGCCCACCACTGCATCATCTCTCTTCTCTGATCAAGATATTCGGCATGATTGTAGGCAGCTCTGACCGCATTCTTTTCTACATGCGCCAGCTGGCGTTCTATGACGTCGGCTGGCCATCCGTTTTCGTTCAAGATCGTGGAGGCCATGGATCTGAAGCCGTGGCCGGTAAAATCTTCCTGCCCATATCCTAATCTCCGCAGGGCAGCATTTACAGTTGTGTCGCTCATGGACCTGCTGAAGGAGCGCGCAGAAGGGAAGACGAATCTGGAAGAAGACGTAAAAGGCCTCAAGCTGGCGAGCACGCTCACGGCCTGTTTTGAGAGCGGCACGATGTGCATTCTTCTCATCTTCATCTTTTCTGCCGGTATTCGCCATTCGGCAGCCTCAAGGCTGACCTCCTCCCATTCGGCCGTCCTGAGTTCCCCGGGACGCACAAATGTATATGCCAAGACAAGCAAGGCGCTTCTTACGATCTCAGATCCGTTCAGCCCCCTGATCGCCCGCATCAGGGCACCTATTTCCTGCGGATCCGTTATTGTGGGATAGCCGGCAGTTTTAACCGGCACCAAGGCGCCGCGCAGGTCGGCAGCAATATCACGTTCGGCCATGCCTATGGCTATTCCATATCTGAATATCTGGCTGCATATTTGGAGCACACGATGGGCAGTTTCATATGTCCCCCTTGCCTCTATCATGCGAATGATGGCAAGGATGTCGGTAGGCGAAATCTCCGATATGAGCTTTTGGCCTATATACGGCAATATAAGCCTGTCAAGCCTTGAGGTGACTGTTCGGATGTGGTTCTTGGTGCGGATAGGGAAAACTTTTTTCTGAAGCCAGTCCTGCGCCACGGCCTCGAAGGTCTTATCGATCAGCTTTGAGACCGGTTGTCCGGACCTCATCACAGAGGTCTTCATTTCATCTCTTATTTCCCTGGCCTCTTTCAGGCCTACGGCAGGATATTGGCCAATGGAATGCTTGTATTCTTTTCCGTCTATCCAGTACCTGAGCCTCCAGTATTTTTTGCCTGAAGGCATGACTTCCAGATAAAGCCCATCCCCGTCAGAGAGCATATATCTTTTTTCTTTGATCTTAGCCTTTTTAATAGCGTTATCCGTAAGCATTCCCGAGTCTCCTTTGTGTACGGTGGCAACTCGGCGTGTGTACGGTTCTGTGTACGGTTTGATCATGGTTTGTATAGTTTTTCATTGAACTGCGTTGAACAGCCAAGCTGCCAGAAATGCCGTTTGTATCATGCTATTTGAACTATATCATACTCGGTTGGACTTAATAATGGTGGAGGCGGGGGGAATCGAACTGAATATAACTTTTTCAGTTGTACACGAGGAATATCCACACATGTGAATATGTTGTGTACGGTTCTGTGTACGGTTGTGACTGCGTTTATTCTTCAAATATTATTTTGTTGCGGTTATTTTCGATAAAATTAAACAACTCATCAGATACGCTATAGAGGCCAGAGATATTAATGGCCCCTTCTTCTTCAACAGAGCAAATAACGAGGTCATGCAACTTCTTTGCTAAAGCCTTATCAGTACACCTTATTTTTAGATACTGTGTTTGCCCAATGATGTTTTTAGCTATACATAACTCTGCATGGAGGTCAGACACATTTATAAACCAATATAGACCATCATGATATATAACGCTTGTAGATTGAATCAAACAGGGATCTGCAGAAAGAAGATTATCATCCAGTTCCGCACCGCACTTCTGGCATACCACCTTTCCGTCTTCACGGTACATACCACCGGCATGATGATATAAACGCAATGGCATAAAACCATCCCCTTTTTCTTGTATGGTAGTAAACTGATTATAACAAAAAATCGCCGGTGGCCGACCGTGTTTTATTTGGCAAACGCCAAAAAATATATGCCTCTGAGACGCTCTAGAACACCCCTAACTTAGGGCGGTTGGTATGATTGTACCTCTTAAATATAGCTCAAACTGAGCTAAGATTTAATCTCAACCACAATCGCCTTCATCGAATAAGCTATGTTGACATGTCTCTATGATTGGCGTTGCCATTTTTGCGTCTATAAGTTTTTGTGCAATATAATCACTGATTATGATGATATCGCCTGCTCGCCTATAGCCATTAAGCACTATGTTTCTTAATAATTTGATTCTTACTTTTTCTGCCAAGGCCAACATCCTTTTTTCTGTTTATAAATAAAACTGAAGAAACCTATAATCACCAATACTCCACCTACCGCCTTAAACAGTTGTTCCACCATGATCCTTCAAATATCATTTCTACACCTCCATGAGTTAATCTATAGCTGCCCCGATAAGTCCACCTAACACAAGCGCTATAGCTGAGGCTTTATATGTTTTTGCTTTTTGATTTGCCAATTCAGCGTTCATTTCTTTTTCTAACTTTTGCCATGCCTCACGTTCTTGCTCGTATGCATTTAAAGAGAACGCAACGCTTGCTACATAATCCTCCATAGCCTTGCGCTCTCTCTCGAGTCCTTCACGTAATGCTTTGTTCTCTGCTTCGAGCTGTGCAATGTATCGATAAAGGTCAATTGCGTCCTGCACATCCATCACAATTTTGTTGTTGATCGCTTCTACTTTCGCCTCTGCCATGGATGCGCTCGAGAAGATCATTGTAAGCATCAGCAACAGAAGAAGGGTCGCTGGGTACTTCAACATTTTCTTTTGCATTTTCTACCTCCTCATCTGTTTGTTTTTGAGTTTCTCTGATTGCTTGCAAAGCATCTTCTAACTTTCTTTTTTCTTCTTCAATTTTTTTTTGAATCTCATTCAATTCTGTTTTAGCTTTATCTATATCAGATGGTTTTTGTGTCTTTTTAAAGAAAAGAAGATAACTTACAATTAATATTGCTATACTTCCGATCCAAGAAAGTACTCTTTTAATTTTTTCCCACAATTCAATCTTACTCCTTTCGATATTCTGTTTTTTCCTTTCTAACTGCTTCATATGAGCTACTTGCAAAATACGTCCCGATCGTAATAGATAGCGTATAGGTTAACAGGTCTTTCACGGCCACAGGTAGTTCTGAGCCTGAAAATACGCAAAAGAGCACGATTATAGTCAAAAGCGCCATAGCCCACAATGCCAATAATTTGCGCAAAGGCAATTGTCTTATTTTATCGCTCATTTGATAAGCGCCCCCACTACAGCACCCAAGGTACCAGCAATTCCGCCTATTGCGAGATATGTTTTCCAGCTTCCCTGCAATATCCCAACCTCTTTCCACAATGTGCCAACCTCTTCATTAACGTGTCGTATTTGGTCGTCATGTGCATTTACCCTTTTATTTGCATCATCCATCTGAGTTTCAATTATGCTAAGACGATTGTTTATATCTTTTAGTTCCTTATATATGTCACGCAAGACATCTTCAATTCTGTAGTTTTCAGACATAAAGTATCCATTAGCCATTTTGGTCACCAATAATCTCATAATTTTTTCTAATGCGGTTAAGCCAGCCATGAATAAAACTTCTCTGCGTAGTATCTTTCCCGATGATTGAATTGTATAGCTCAACTCTTTCCAGCAGAAAAACATGGCAAATCAGTTCAACAGGGAATAAACATGCTGATTTATATTTGCCTAAATATTCACCTAGTGCGCTAAGCGTTAGCGGCCCTATTGCTCCGTCAACAATAACTTTATCTGCTTTCATACAGCGGTTGATACTTTTTTGTAGTAATTTGCCTGCTCCACCAATGCCATGATTAACAGAAGCGTCAAAAACAAGATAATCCAACGGCACTGGCAGTTCATCACATTTACTTTTGTCCCAATAATTAGCTTTGTAGATGGTTTTTGCTTCATCTACGGTAAGCTTTTTAATATCATTATGCCCTACGAGTCCTGCCCGATATGCTGTGCTTAGCGTCCCCTCTGTTATGCCATAATTTGTTTTACCACCTTTGTCGCTAGGATGATCCGAATAGCCTCCTTCTATGTTAAGAACTTTTTGAAAGCATTCATTAAATCTGCTCAAGATATCACCGTCCTGTCTTAAAAAATAAAAAGGGCGACCATTAGTCGCCCCATAAATAATGTTTAGATATTAGTGTCCCAATTAACGGATTTAATTTGCTCGATAGCCGCTTCGAGAGATCCTGCGTTTTCAACTGTAATACTTTCAAGATAATCATTCAACATGCGCTCGTGGGCGAACAATGACTCTACAAAATTATGCACAGCAAGACTCATTGATAATATCTCTTCAGCTGTTATATCTTCAAAGCCATTGGCATATTTCCAATGGATCGTATCTGGTAATTGTGAGGTAAGTTGCTGTATATCAATTGGCAAAGAAGACTCCAAAACTTTCGCCAATGAACTTAATGCTGTACTCATAATCATTGCTTTGCTTCTGTCATCTGTTGCTACTATCTTGCCATCAAGCTGTAGTCCTGCATTTTCTAACTCATATCGCTTAGCTGCAATTTCTGCCTTTTTCTTTTTTTTAGCTACCTCTAAAACCTCTTCATCAGATGCATCGGTAACAAGCACGTCTTCAACTGTAGAGCTTATAATTGTATACTCAGATTTACCTGACAAATGTATTTCAAGAACTTTCTTTTCTCCTGAAATACCAGTTAAGACATTGCCTACACCTTCAACAGCTTTGTAGCCATATGGAGTCCAAAATATCGTATAATCTGCGGATTCGCTATAAGGTAACTCGATATTACAGGCTTCCATGTTATTTTGTGCCGGGAAACTTATTGTTCTCATATTAATTCCTCCTTAAAACAAGATATTTTAAAGCAGAAACAGTACTACAATATCCATTACAGTGTTGCATATAACCTATGAAACTAAATACGCGACTCTTAGCATACTCAAGGTCAACTTCACCTCTTGCATATCTTCTACTGATGCTTTTAAATCGCTTCTTAGCAGCTTTAACATTCCGTTTGCGTGGTAGTATATGTGTTTTCCATGTCCTATATCCCGCAAAATCAACACCTTGAGATGCAGGATATATGCGTGTCTTAGGGTTAAGATAAAGCTTCAGCTTTGTTTCAACGAACCACTTTATCTCTGCTAGGATGTCTTTTAAATAATGCTTGGTAGGGCCTAAAAGAATCATGTCATCCATATATCTGACGTAGAACTTGACCCTAAGCTTTTCTTTTACAAAATGATCTGCCTCGGAAAGATAATGATTGGCCAATGTTTGGCTTGTCAGCGCTCCTATTGGTATTCCTCGTCCCGTTACGTTGTTAGTCTCTATGATTGTTTTATACAAAGATAGCACTTCCTTTTCGCGAAAGGTGCGTTTTAAGATATCAAGTAATGTTTGGTGATGTATAGATTGAAAGTATTTGGATATATCTACTTGCAAAACATATACTCGCCCCCACATACACCATGCCCTATATAGAAAATCTTTTGTTCTGGACACACACCTGTGAACTCCTTTCCCGCGTCGGCAAGCATAAGAATCGTAAATCCACTTTCGCTCCATGAATGGCTGAGTTATGCCAATGAATGCGTGATGCACTACTCTGTCGCAAAATGCAGGTGCCTGAATTAACCTTCTTTTAAGCGTATCTACTTTGATAAACTCCCTAAACGGCGAAGGTCTCCATCTTCCAGCTATTAGGTTGTCTTGTATTTTAAAGATGTTCTCCTCAAGACGATCTGAGAAACGCAGAACCTCAAGCTGATATCGCTTGCCTTTTCTAGCTTCGTTAAATCCCCTTAAAAGATTTTCAAAGGAAACAATCTGTGTCCATAAATCACCGTAACTTTTAGGCATATAATCCTCCATTCAAAATCGTAAGGCCGCTTTCAGAATACCTACTTGCGGCCTTACTTCTTTTGATATTTCGCCAATTTTACTGGCGTGGACACCGTTTCCCAAAGGAAAAGGCACTGACGAAATGCCCTTGAGCGATTTCGCTTCTGGCCGCAATTTCCCCTTTGCGAGGCGCCCGCCGATATTCGTGTTCGAGTTCGAGGAAGGATTGTTCAAATTCAACCTGAACAACCCGTAGTTCGAGCCGTTATTCCAGCTGCCGCCATAGAAACGATGCCCAAATCTTAAGGTTATCGAGAGGCTTTTAAAGCCTTTATTAAGCCTCCAACCATCTTCCCTATCTCATTAATTTTTCGTAACCAAACCTCGTATTTATGAACATTTATATACTTAGACTCGTAACTTTCCGCTATAAGTTCACGAAGCAGGTCAAGCTCTACGTCAATGTCCTCAAGTGTGGTTTTCTTGTAGTATCTCTTTTTACAGCGACTTATCAAGCGCTGGATATTTCTCGTTGTCATGCGAATATCCTGACAAATAGAGTGCCTTTCTGTACGAGGAAACTGTAAAAGCGCAGCACGTTCATAAGCCGCAAGCTGCCTGAGCTTATCTTGAATGATCAACGGCCCATATTTCGAGCTTGCCTCCGCTGTCGCTCCGGCATCAGAATCCAGCATATCAGCACCCCAGATTACACCTTTGCGAGGCGCCCGCCGATAGTCGTGTGCGAGTCCGAGGAAGGATCGTTCAAATTCAACCTGAACAACCCGTAGTACGAGCCGTAATGCCAGACGCCGCCATGATAGCAAACTTTAGTCGTGCCATCTTTTACAATAGAAAAGTAATCGCTCCATGACCCTTGCCCCATAGATGGTGTGGTGGTTGATGGAATAAATAGCGCTTTTAGATCAAACCCACTTCCTGCCGTATCTGCCATGTTAACTACCCATCCGCTATTTGGTAGGGTAACTCCTGTGTTAACCCATGACTGCGACCCATTTTTGTTCCATATCCAAAGTACACCGTCTCTGTTTTCTATGCCCTGCACCATGCACCATACATTCCCCCATAGTTCGTGTATTGCACGCCATATGGCGTTGGTATATCCTGTGTTCATGGCAGAACCACCTGACGGGCAATCGCAGTTCCCTCGCCCTAGTATGGTCTGAGAATCGGGTGCCCCCATCTCCACTAAAGCTAAGTATTGGATTGCTGCTATTTGATATATATCGATTAGCCTGAACCCTGTAACCCCTCCAGTGTTTCTTGCAGAGCATCTGGATACCATCGTGGGAAAGTCTATGCTCACTAAAGGGGGTTTATTGTTCCAGCTGGCAGCTTTTGACGTACCGTCTGCAACTGCTTCATATGCCCCCACCCAGAAGTTATCAATCTCGGCACCTACGTTATTCAAAAATGCAGGATGCACCTCAGATCCGTTGAATGCCGTTTTATTAATAAACCATGCCTTTTTACCTGCGTAAGGCCCTGACGCAAGAGTCAGCCTGGCATAGTGGAATTTGTCGATATTAACCATGGCCTGATTATCTATAGAGGATACATTGATCTGGTATTCGGGCCTTGAAGAAAAATATCCAGATGGTACGGCTATCGGATCCCCCGCCAGATTTACCCTGTCCCAGACGCCTGCTCCTCCTCCGCCCTGGACTAACACAACGCCGACAGGCTCGGTCAGCGTCGGCGTCCGCCTTGGCCCCGAATATATAAGGCTTCCCTCTATGTTAACGTCCTTTTCGGTCACAAATGCAGGTAAATTGGCAAAAGCGGTAGATCCGTCGCCGCCTTTATATTTATTGGACGTCATGTCATAGCCCAATTCACCCTTATCGAGAGGTTGTATTTCTGCATTCCATTCATCGGTCACGCCTCTCTTGACCGTGATAATTCTGGTTTCATCTGCCATCTTAATCCCTCCTTATAACGTTTGCGGATCTCCTCCGTATATTCTGCCGTCGTATTGGTCAATCGGGAGCAACGGGGTACCTCCATACAGCCTGCCGTCGTACTGGTCAAGCGATAATGCTGGATTGCCTCCGTACAGACGCTCTGACTTGATCATCACGCGATGCATCGGCAAAAATCCGATGGTTTTAGATTCAGGATTCCATGTAATAAACAACGGATCGGTACCTTGCGCGCTGCGGAATAGCGTCTTTAGAGATTCTGCCACTGTTGCGGGGCGCAGTTTTTTTTCTTCTGCCGAAAATGTCCAGAAGCCATTGGCTGGAAGGTAAGGAGCAAAAAGTTTATCCAGTTCTTCCGCAAGGCGCGGGAATGTCACGAACCCAAGGTTATCGCCAATAATAGCAGTTACGTTTTCAGCCTGATCCACGACAGTGATAAGCGTAAAAATAATGTTTACTGCATGAGGCCCGCCGCCTGCAGGTATGTAATCGGGTTCATCCCCGGCATTGCTGTAGGCATATAAGACTTCATTGCCATCCGTGTTAAGCGCGAAAAGCCCTATTTCCCTAAACCAATAGCCTGTCTCCAGATTTTGGTTACTGAGTATGCACTCTATTTCCGCCATCCCGTCTCCCGTGATAGTATTGCTGTTTATGGGTAAGTCAGTTATCCAGTTGACAATATCGGTCATGTCTGCGATTGAAGCTTCAGGATCTAAAATCCCATCTCCTGCTTTGACGCGCGTGAAAATGATAGGCACACCAGTTTGCCCTGCTGCAAGTATATTCCTGCCAGCCTTGGTCAATGTCATTGCCTTAAAGTTTGCCACTAAAACACCCCCTTTCAACGCAATGTCGTTAATATCACGGTTCCTAACTTTCCTGTCCCAGTCCCGTAATACAGTTTTATGTTGTCGGCAACAGGTAAGCGCATTGTAAGTGATACCATCCCTTTTGCCAGTTCAGGCATCCCGTAATGGAGAGTTAGCCGCAGCGGCCTTGATATTGTTATCTCGTCAAGCCAGCTGCGAACGTTCTTTGCACTGTCGAGGGCTTTAAAAAAACGTTTCCATGCAGCATCATCAATTAAGCGCCCTTCTGTAAGTATTGAAAAATGGTATGGCTCTCCACCGTAATCAAACCATTCGGTTATTTCTGCGTAGCCAAACGCATCATTACAAACTTGCTTGACCGCCCAAGGTGTTCCTTTCCTGCGATGTACAAGAATTGAAGATCTTACCAAGTTTCTTTTAGACTCTAAACTTAACGCAGGGTCGTAAAAATCGACATGGAACTGCCATGCCAGCAGATCTATTGCCTCCTCCGACAGTTCATCTATCCGCGATAAGATCAAAGCTTCAAAAATAGAGGAAGAAACAGCTTGCAGCTCGCCATTTAGAGCTTTTGCTGCAAATGCTACTTTCTCATCGCCTAAAATGGAGTCAGGCAGTATGTCTTCAAGGAGTACGGAATAAAGGTCATGCATCTTCTATACCCCCAAAAGTGACGGAAACAGATCCAGCTATTGCTACCTCGCCTGGCGTAAGCACAGTAAACGATGGAGACACAACATCGACCCTTTTGGCCCCGGATGCTATTATTCCTGATATCAGAACAGATGGGTTGATATCTCGTCCAAGTGCTGATTTTTGCCACGATATCCAATTATTTACAGCCTTACTGACGTCTGCGGATATTTGTGACGCTTCAACTGTTTTATCGCTTGCAAGCCACCATATAACGTCAACATCATATTCCACTACAGTTGGGGCAAGGGCAGATACATGATCGGTTAAAGGCCTCACTTTTTCGTCCGATACGGTCTCAAGCACAACATCCAATATCTCCTGCGATGGAATGCCACCGTCTTTAAGCAGTACATAGATTTCGACCTCCCCCGGATTTGGCGAAACAACCGTAACGTCGACGATATCCTGATGGGCAGACCTGGCCCAAAAGCTGTATGCGCCTGACGGTCCCGCAACCGAAAAGCTCCCCGGCGCTATTCTAATGCGCTCACGGAAATTATCGTCTGTCTCTGCGTCAGATCCTCCCGATGATTCAGTTATATTAACTGCTCTCTGAACCCATGGGAGAGGATCAACCAACCTGTTAATTTGCCCCGGCAAATAGCCGTTGCCTATCTCGCCATCTTGGAGGCATTTAGCTATTACATCCGCTTGAGTGCTGCCTGTCGGTACAGTTATAGCGGCGATTGTCGCAAAGAAGAGTTTGCCGTCTGGCGTTACTCTAGTCCCCGCCGGGATAATCACTTCTCCTTGTTGTGGCGCTGACAGTATAAATCTCAAGGTCGTCATGGCAGGATAGGGTGGAAGCCTTGAAACACCCAATAGCGCCCCCAAATGGTCTAAGTAGCCATTGCTTGAGAAAGCTAATAAATTTTGTTTCGCTGCGAAATCGATCATTGATCTTTGTTGCACGATAATCGATGCAATGCCAAGCAAAAAAAGCCTTACAGGGTCACCGGGCGCCAGCGTCCTGCCGGCAAGGCTTTCATAAGTCGAAATAATTTCGCTTTCTATAAGTTTTGGATCCTTTTCTGCAAATGTAATATCAGGCAGTGAGCTAAGTTGCATTTATCTCCAACCTCACTTTCGGCCTTAATATGCCGTCCATACCGTCGCCTTCATATTTCACCTCAACCACTCTTGCGCGAGGCTCCCACCTGCGTATTGCCCCCACGATCTCGGCGCTTAATTTAGCCTGTGCGACAGGCATGGGATCATCCAGCATAGTGGCAGATATGCCGAATTCCCTATCTAGCGGGACGGAATATTTCACGGTAGTGAGGATCGTCTTAACGTTCTGCAAAACTTCTTCTTCAATCGTGTCAGGTGAGAAGTTTATCTTGCTTACATCGCTTATCAAACTTATTTCATACATGTCACACATACTCCTCTAGCTCAATATTCACTTCTGCCACCAGTACATTCCCCCTGTTATCTATCTGTTTATGTTCCCTCCTGAAATTCTTTATTGCCCAAAGATTTTCTCCATAGCTTTTCCCGCCGATCACCAGCGACACAGGACTGCCTGAACGCTGGACCAGCCTTAGTTTTTCTATCTCGGCCATGGGGTTAATGCCCAAAGCCACATCAAAACGCATCGTAAATGTTATCGTATCCAAATCCGGCCCCAAGAACTCGGTCTTAGGCTTCTGCAGATGGATCTCGTGTTTCCCTGTTCTGATTGAGGAAGTTTGCTCGAAATTATCAAACGTAAGGACCTTGTCGCTTGATACAGAAAAAACAATTATGTTATTCAGCTTTTCATCGCCTATTGCTCCAATCATATATAACCACCTCCTATTGCGGAGGATCTGTCGGGCCGCCGCTGTCATTCTCGGGATGTACGTGATTTTTGAGGCTTATCCCGTCGGCAATCACGTCTCCGGTGACGTTGACATTCCCGGTTGCAGCTATATTGACAGGACCATTCACATTTATGTTCACGACTCCTGACGGCACATCAACTGTTAACAAGTGCTGTGCTCTGTCATATTCGATATATGTCCCATCGTCGAAAAGCATGGCTCGCTTGTCGTTGGTTTTAAGATCCGGTTCGTTGTTTGCCGAATATAAAGATCCTAAAACAAACCCGCTTGCGTTGCCCGTTGGCAAAAAGGCACACAAAACATATTCGCCAACGTCTGGCATCCAATAAGCTCTATTTTTTAGTGTTTGCGTTTGAAGCACCGAAAGCTCGTAGGAAACTAAATTGTGTGCTTCAAAGACCACTCGTGCTGTTGCCTTTTCGGGGTATACAGCAGATATCTTACCCACACGCAAAACGCCTTTTATGTTGTCCATCAATATCCCTCCAGCGTCCTGCGCAGCTCCAGCTTTGTTTCATAGGCAGGCCCTGAATGCGTTGCGCTCTCAACTGCATATTTGCCGTCGAACTTGCCAAACCCCGCCAGAGAAACGTTAATCCCGGCGACAAGCATGGGATTGCCAAATAGAGTCATGTTTGCAGTGTTTTCAGATGCATTGGCCTTGCGCAGCTTTCTTTTGCACAGCTTTTCCGCTTCGGCTATACTGCTTACCCTTTCATTTATGACGAGGGTCTTCTTGGTCGGCGGAGTGTTTGGCGGAGCAAAGGTATATGTTATCGGTTCTTCCAACGCAGTTGATTGATATTCGACCCTCGCGGCAGAATATATCTTTCGCATAGAAGACGAAAAGGAATAGGAGATGATGTCGGATGTGCCTTTTGTTATCGTAGCTATGCTAGGGGCTGCATCGTATTTCTCGTCATCCAAAATTATGATTTTATCGCTTGATACCTTTAGCCTTAGTGCAGCCTTATCACACAAATCCTGAAGAAATGGTAAATCAGCCTCTTCCGACTGCTCTATTCTGTCGTATTCAGGGTCATAATCGCTGTCGAACATAAGCTCAAGCTGTGCATCAGCCGCTATGTCGCCGGCAATGGCAGACAGCGTGGTATCTTCCCATGCTCTCGTCTTTGTCTCGTCTACGAGCGAAGACCTCACCGGTACGGACACGCCTTTCAACGTCATGATGTCCGGCGGTCCATCATAGGCTATTTCATCTATTTCAAAGGAACCTAACGGCAAAATGCGTGTGGTATTCGGGCTGTCCCAGTCATAGACAATCAATGATGCCGTCAGTCTGGCGCCTTTCTGTGGATACCAACTTGTACGCCATAATCCTTTCTTGTCGTCCAATACAACCTGTAAATCGTCTGCCTTTTGATCCGAGTTGTCTTGGTATGAAAAACTTATAAGATAATCCTGAAGATCGGCAGTTATATTCACATTGTTATATGTCAGCGATAAAGTCGCACGCCTTAACTTACCCACGCTACGCGCCTCGCTTCCATGGCGGAAGTGTTTTAGGCAGTTCCACCCGAACATCCGGAACAACCAACACTATATCTGCAGGGAATATGACATAATGTATATAAGCTGGATTAGCATCCAACAGCGCGTGCATATAAAATTCCGCACCCGATTGCTCACCATAAACCTTATAAGCGATGTAATCCCATGTATCTCCCTGCACCGTTATATATTTACGCATAGCTCAATCTCCCTTGCTGTGCCAGGAAGGCCTTGAGCCTGGCCTCGAACTCTTCCTGGGCTTTTCTTTCGGCTCTAAGCACTTCGCTCCTAATTTGCTCCGGGCTAACCCCACCTTGCTCGTAAATATTTATCACAGGCGATGCAGGCGAATAGGTAATGTTGACTGACGGGGCTGTAGTCCCAGTTCTGCTTTCCCTGATGACACCCAACAATCGGTCCAACGGCAATATGGCTTCCGGACCCTTTTCTGCCACCATGGCCACATGCGGAGTTGAGAACACGCCACCCTCGGCGTGTCCTGGCACAGGTGCAGGAGCTGCTGCCGGAGCCTTGATCTGCTCGATCATCTGGATGTTTACGCCCTTGCCCCCGATCATTGGTAGCCAGCTAGGGAGTTTTATCTTGTTTAGCTTGTCGATGAACCAGTTGACCTTGTCTATCACCCAGTTAAGGGCGTTTGTGACGGCCTGGAACACTGATGTGGCGCCAGCGGCAATAACCCCCCACAGCGCGTTCATTGCATTGCGCACCGTCTCGCTTTTCTTATAGAGTATGACAAGGGCAGCCACAAGACCTGATATCGCTATTACCAAAAGCGCAACAGGATTGGCTGACATTGCGGCATTGAGCAACCATTGGGCCGCAGCCCAAGCCTTAGTGGCAATAGCGGCAGCATAGCTTATTACATTGTGCTGTACAAGAAATACATAGAGCTTAGCAAGCTTGCTTATAGTTGAAAATATTGCAAACTCTGCAGCAGCCATAGCTACCCTAAAGGCCAGTAGTCCGGCTGTACCTAACACCAAGACTTTTGTTAATTGTGGGTGGGCTTTCGTCCATTTTGCTATTTTGTCAGATACTGCTGACAACCTTTTTGCTGTAGCAGCCAGGGGGGGTAGAAGGAAGCTGCCAAGGTTAACGCTTAAGATGTTGATGTTATTAGCTAATATACGAATTGCGTTTGCAGTTGTCTCAGAGCGCTCTTTAAACTCTTTTTC